GTTATATCCCCAACCACATCGACGCTGGTTCCGCCCGTCGCAATTGTAATTACGTCTGCGTCAGCATCGTTCTTAATCGTGACGTCGTTTGTGCTACCTTGGCCGGTTAGGATTAACCCTTCGGCAGCGGTGTATCCAATCGCAGCGTTATCACTTGCTGCGGTGTCTCCGTCAGGTTCAAAAGTAGCTGCGGTAGCGACACCAGTTACATCGACGGAAGCTAGAACACTGTTACCAGATACATCTACTGTCCCATTGATATCAATCGCGGTAGCTGTAAGATCAATTTCGTCGGTAGCGCCAATAGCCAACACGGTAGCGCTAGCCCCGTGGATGAACTGACTAGCATCGTTAAATTGAATCTTGCGGGTGCTGTTTAGCAGAACACCTGTATCAGCAACGTGGGTAAGTGTGGTATCCGTGTCGGCACCAAACCCCAATACGGCTGCGTCTGATTTAAGAGTTAGGTCATCCCCGACAGTAACATCGCCAGCCATATCTACTTGCGTTGTGCCTGTTGGAATTTCAATTACATCAGCGTCGGCATCGTTCTTAATAGTTACGTCGTTAGTTGAACCCTGTCCGGTAAGAATAAGACCTTCAGCAGAGGTGTAGCCCATTGCCGCATCATCACCTGCGCTAGTATCGCCCTGAGCAAGGAAGGTATTTGATGTTGATATATCACCAGAAGTTGTAGAGATAGCTCCTGAAGCAGCTATGATGCCGGTTGAAAGCGTGCCAGTAAAGTTGTTAATGCCTTCTACCACGTTGGTCCCATCACAGAACAAGATCATTGTCATTCCGTTGGGTATTGCAACGCCTGTACCAGAAGCGGTCTTTAAAGTAGCGGCTTGGCCTACAGCGTTCACAACAAAATAAATCTTTGAAAGCGCAGGGCATATAACAGTAGCTGCATTACTACCTAACTGGTCATTACTATCAGTAAGACTAAGCAGTGCTGCCCTAGATTCGGCGGTAGTGCCATTCGCTGTTGTAAGCGTATGTGAATTACTAGACCAAGTATTGATAACGCTGCGACCGGCAATAGCTTCTTCAACCATCGAGGTTATGTTATCGTTTACTACGGTACCCCAAGACCCATCTAGCTCCCCTTGAGTAGGTTTAGCTAATTTGAGCAGGGTTGTGAATGTTGTTGCCATTTATCTAACCTCTTACGGTAGCTGTTATCGAAATATAACAGGGTATGTATTAAAATACAGTAGCATCTTGCCAGTCCGGTGTTTGCGAAGTACTTATAGCGGCGTAATTTGGTGTTTGGCTCGTACTGACCTCGGACCAAAGAAACACATCCCCTACAGCGCCTGTTGCAAACACCCCTGTTGTAAGTACATCTACACCACCTACTACTTGCACACTTGATATAGCTGTAGTACCAACAAGTCCAGTTACGGTAGCATTAGCCGCTGCGGCAACTGTTACAGTACCTAAACCTGTAGTACCCGCTAACCCTGTAGAAACAACCGGGAGCGCGGTACCCCAAGCACCCTGCCCCCAAGTACCTCTTTCCCAACCACCTAAATCTGTGTTTGCCATAACTCAAACATACTCTATGCGATACGTATAATAGCTGCGCTATTAGTTGCAGCGGGGAACTGAACAGTAAAATTCCCCCCTGTAGAAGTTTTATCTGCCCCAAAATCCAACACTGCTACCGCCGGGTTACCCGAACCAGAGTTACGGTAGATTAGCGCCCCACGGGCAGTAATTGATGCGTTACTCCATGTAGCATCGGAAAAATCAAGGAAGGCAGTAGTACCAGATCCCCCGCTAGTAGGGGCCGTAGCTATGGTAAGACTTTCGCCCCCTGCGGTATATCCCGTACCAGATACTTCGTTGGTTGTAGCGTAAGCTGTCGTAGCCGCGCTCATAGTGACACTAGAAGTGTAAAGGGCGATTTTAAACGTATCATTTGTATTACTACTAAAGTCCATCTCGCCGTCTAAAAGAGCAACCTTGAAAGAAGTCGCCATTGCTTGCGTAATAGCCATTATATTTTCCTAACCTACTTCCTGCCGGTATTGACCTGACCGATATGCGTCTTCTCTTAGTTTACCATCCCCAAGATTTTTTAATAGTACTATGGCCTGCTGATATAGTTTTTCGTAGTTGGATATTACGTCTACCTCACCCTTCATAAATCTTACAGCCTCGACCAAAGCTCCGTTTAAAAGGGCAGAATCAAACTCATTACCTAACCACGTAGTACTAGCAGTTACTATAGACGGGGGGTAGTATCCGTAATGCAACTCCGTTGTGTATCCACTATTAGGTGTTGGCCCCAACAAAATAGCCGAATCAGAAAACAACGAATAATGTACGGGAAACCCAGTTACAGTGGGGGTAGGGTACGCTTCGCGGATAAAATTAACGTCTTTGTTTAGTAAAAACACATAGGCGCTGCTGCTGTTCACAACTGACAGGCTGTACACATATAGAAAATCTGAGGGTATATTTAAGTATTTATTTCCGTTGGTTAAAGTACCAACTACGTTCCTTCGCAAAGCGGGTATTTGCACGGTATTGTATATCTTTTGTTCAGCTTGATCCGTAAACATATCAAGTTGAGCATTTGTAAAAGTCATCTCACAAATGTCTTGTATGTTTGTCTTTAGCTCTGAGTAATTCATATCTTGTCCAAACCTCTAAGAAGTAATTACTACAACTTGGCCTGTAGACCCAGCAGCAGTTAAAGTATTAGGGGTTAAATCAAAAGGATCGTTACCACTACCAACGGGATTCCAACCCCATTGTATACCCCGGCTACTATAATCGCCAGACTCCCCAAGGCTTGTATCTGGCCTTGGATCTCGTATTGCTTGGGGGTCATCTACTGGATACATACCCAATTTTAATTGTGGGTGGTCGGGATTCCAACAGGTAGGGCACGCTTTTATGTTAGTAGAAACACCTTTCCTAACTAAATCTTTTAGCTTCCGTAGTTTATACTGAAATCCGCATATATCACACATAGCAAGAGCATTTTTGGAAGATGCAAATCTAGCAGCCATAACTACACTCTAGCCACGCGTGGGACAAACCGCACGGATGCTTTTTCTCGATCTTCTCCTGCGGCTAACCCAAATTGAGCTTCATACTCTGCCTTTAACATTTGGAGTCTAGGGGCGAGTTCAGGGTCTTTCATAGCGATCTGGTACGCGAGACCCGCTACTAAACAAGGTAGAAACCTGAAGTTCATATCGGCAGTTTCAACACCACCCCCAGCATCTTCAACCCGGCGCATACGCCAATAAACAAGTGTATAGTCATTACTATCAGGAACCGGCCATACATTTACCCGAGGGGCCTCTGCTAATCGCTCAATCCAAATTTGTATGGGTCTTCCCTGTGATAACTTATTAGGTATAGCGGCGTATGTACTAACACTTACACGACTTATATTAATATCTGATTGCGTGTTCGTGTTCCCGGCATTGGTACGAATAGATTGCTCTAGCAAATCAATAGTATCCGCAGGGAGGGTATACTGGCTCGTACCACTAACAAGACTCACGGTACCACTATCAATAGTCCACATATTGATACCACGGTTCTGCCATTCAATAGTAAGCAGATTCATGGACCGTCGAGCAGTACGGAGATCGTACCCAGAGCGCATTTCACGGCCCGCACGTTCCCACGCTTCTTCAGCGATCTCTGTGAAGTCCATGTTAAACGCGGTTGTACCGGATGTAGCCATTATTTACCCCAAGATTTCTTAGCTTGCTGCCTAGATTTAACCGACAACTGGCCATAATGGTACAGCTTTTTACTGCTTGCTGTGTGTGTTTTTCCAGAGTGGAGCTTCCCGTCCGACATCTTATGGAGGCTCCCCGTGTGCGCCTTCCCGTCTTTAAGGTAATGCTTTACACCTTTTGCCATCATGCTTTCCTGTACTTAGCTGTCTTCTTAGCTATCCGTTTTGGTTGTTTTACGAATTGTTTCCCGGCAGCAGTCCCCCGGCGCTTTGCTTTCGTGGTCGCTGCATATTCCTTTGATGAAAGTGCTTTGATTGCTTTCTTCGGTAAATACCGTTCGCCTGTCTTGCTGCTTGGTTTTCCCGATTTTGTACGCCATTTCTGTTTTGTCCACTTAGATAGTTTATTAGAAGATTTCTTCTTACCTTTGTATGTACCACCTTCGTCCTTGTAGTATTTAGTAGCGAGCTGCATGGCCCTAGCAGAGTGTTTACCACCCATCTTGGCTTTGGCTCTTGATTTAGCCGCAGCCCATTTAGCAGGGTCACGCTTTGTCGCTACACCACCGGACTTGTAGTACTGACGCATTAAGAACCCTTCATAGACACCATTTTACAAGCTCTTCCACCCTTCGCCATACCATAACCACGGACTCCACCGCCTTTGGAGTAGTTCATCATACCGCCCATGTTCTTTTTCACGGGCTTCTTAGCCATACCACCCCGCATCATTTTCTTAGTAGGTTTCTTTTTAGCCATACCGCCGTAAGAAAAATTTTCTTCGTTGTCCATAGGCATAAGCGAGTCCATTAATTTGTTTTCTTCCTCATTATCCATAGGCATAGGTTTACGTCTCTTCTTTGCTGCCATCCGGGCCATCCGACGAGCGTCCGCTGGGTTATTTCTGGCGGAATCATCGACAGCTTTACGTATCATAGCTCCTTTGAGACCCGTACCCGGGTGCTTAGTATCCCCCGGACCGCGTCCGCTTAAATCACGGTTTTCGTAAGTAGTGCCTCTACCAGCCCCTACCGCTGCTCTAGGAACACGTTTCCCCAGTAATTTTGAAGGTGATTTATGCGTTTTACCAGATAAAACCTCACGGGGAGTACCACTGCGGGCTGACATTTCGCTGTCTGTATTGAACCCACGGCGAAAGGGAGCTAAGGCCCGTGGCATTGCAAATTCGTACCCCCGTCGGGTTTTCTTCGCAATTTTTTTAGGTGCGGCTACTTTCTTAGGTATACGACCACGTTTATCTCCAGCGCCTTCAAATATAGCCGCCGTATCTTCTATATTAGTTTTACGACGGGGCCTTTTTGACGCTGGCTTTAACCGACCTGTAGGTCTAGCACTCGTAGCTTTAGCACTCGTAGCTTTAGCACCATAACCAGATTCTGTTTCTACTACTTTCTTAACTCTAGGTTTTTCACCTGTTTTTAAAAATGTTGAATACTGACTAGGAGTCATACCTAACTTTTTAGCTCCTGCTAGTCTTTGTCTAACATTTTTAGTTTTACCTGCTTTAGCACTTGCAGGTTTAGCACTTGCAGGTTTAGCACTTGCAGGTTTAGCACTTGCAGGTTTAGCACTTGGCTTCCGTTTAGGCATCGGAGCCGTTCTTGATTTCTTAGGGTCATCTGCTCTACGCGTAGAGTACTTTTTACCTTTATAAGTAAAAACTCCATCAGCCCCTTGTTCTTTACGAGCTTTTGCAAATGCCGCACCAAATGGAGATAATTTTCTAGCCATATCAAGATCCTTTCATAGATATCATTTTAGCAGCGCGCACACCCTGTTTAGCTGCGCCGCACCCACGTACTTTACCACCGTTGCTGTACTTAACTGTACCGCCCATATTTTTCTTCTTTTTAGCAGGCTTTCTAACTTTTTGGTTTTCGCTTTTTACTCTCGTAGAATACTTTTTGCCATCAAACATAAAAACGCCGTCAGGGCCTTGTTCTTCTCGGGCTTTATTAAAAGCCGCCCCAAACGAACTTCTTGGCTTAGGGCCTTCTGCATCCGTAGCGATAGTATCGCTCATGGCTTGATTTGGGATACCTCTGAGAATTTCGTCCCTGCGTGACATGGGTAGGCTCCGAGTAATAACATCGTCTTCCATTGGTATCATTGGAAAGTTTTCAGATGATATAACTCTTTTACCCGCAGCATATTTTTTAGGTTTTTTCATGTTCAACATTTCCAACGTTTTCTAGCCTGTCTCAAACGGCTGTTAGGATCTTTAGCTGCTTTAGGGAATTTCTTCATCTGGCCTGCTGATCTAGCGCAATAAGATTTGCGTCTATTAGCGGCTTTACTCCCGGATTTAACTTTGCCTGTAACAGCAGTCTTTAGTTTACTGCCGGGGTTTTTACTGCGGTATGAGGCTACACCAGCCCTAGTCATACCCGCGCCAGATTTAGTAGACCTAAAGTTTTTCTTGTTCCTAGCGGGCATATTATCGGGTTTACGTACATTACCCCCAGATTTATAGTATGCCCGCATAGAACTACCCTACATAAAATACTGTCATAGACGAGAGGCCCGCTACAGAATACGTAACATACCCACCATCAACGAAGAGTATACCGTCATCGGGTACATCCGGGTACTGCGTGGTGTTTGCGGAAGCTACAGTATTAAATTGCATCCGTATCGTACCCGTACCAGAGCCTTCTCTGAACGTAATCGTACCTGCCGTACCAGTATTTACTGCGTACAAACCACGAAGCCGTAGCCTACCTTGAAATATAGGGGCAGCAATAGAAGCACCGGAACCAGCACTTACATTACCAGCGGGATTACCCACTGCTGCTATCTGGCTAATTGTAGTGAAGAAAGTGGAACCAGTTGCCGTACCCGCGTTTGCGCCGGTAATAGATTCAGTAACAGCATCGCCCTGTTCATCAGTGCCTGTAACTGTGAACGATATACCAGAATCATTTCCAGCACTCAGGATAGTTATGTTACGGGGTTCGTCGAATGTAACGGCTCCGCCGGAAGTAAGTGCACCCCCGAGGACCAGATTAGCGTTGTTGCCTACAGACGTCGCAACGGAAATACCGTCAGCGTCTATAGCGGCGGCAGTTATAAACGTAGATTGAATGTCAGAAGACATGTATACCCTCCTTAAAGCGGTGGGGGCTTCTGCACCCCCACCTACTCAATTACGATGTAGCAAAAACAGAAAGGTTGGCGGCAGCACCTGTACCAGAAGAAGTACAGCGAGCTTCTGCCCTCCAGAGGGTGCCGTTAAAAGAGAAGACAACGTAGCTTCCAATACCCGGACCAGAATTTGTAAGGCCGATAAGATTAAGGAAGTCGTCTCCGGTTCCATCAGCTACATCAACCGTATCGATAAGGCCAACCGCAGAACTTGTCGCACCCGTCTTCTTATACACGGCGGACTTAGCCATAAAGAACTGACCTGCAGTGCCAAACTTATGTGTGGCACCATTAGCAATGATTACTTGGTATTCTACAATGATCACATCCCCAACCGTAGAATTAGCGTTGGTTGGCATAGTTGCGGTAATTGCAGCACCGTTCGCAGGGCTGAGATAGTGTGTGTTCTTGGTAAGCGCTGCACTAAAAGCATTAGCCATTTGCGTCTTCGCAGTAAGGCTTGCACCTAAAAGGCCCGTGGGGTTGGCAACGCCGGTAGTGAACGCTGCGTATCCAGTCACTGCAAGAGTTCCGCCAATTGAAGTGTTGTTGCTAAACGTACTGTTAGTTGTTTCTGCACCAGTTCCTGATGCAACACTAATATCCTCAAAACCGTCTTTCGAACGGACGGGACCATTAAAAGTTGTATTAGCCATGCGTATCTCCTGTCGGGGCTAGTGTCAGCTACCCAGTGTAGCTGTCAGGGATAAGTTATTATAGAACAAAAAAAGGGGAGTAGCAAGTACTCCCCTTTCAATATCAAGCGTGGTGTCTTATGCGCCCGGCGAACCAAAAATCCCAAGGGGATCAGATACACCGAACGAATAACGTTCCCGAGCCTTATAGCGACTATTACCCGTGTCAAAGTCAGCATCCATAGATGTCTGCATCGGAGTACGAGTAAAGTGCTTCAAGCCATTTGGAACGTCGGTCATAAGGAACCAAGCATCCGTATCCGTCAGATAATGATTGATCGCATAACCTTCAGGAATAGCACCGTTATTCTTGAGAGCATTGAGATCATTATCTGCCGTGTTTACACGTCCTTCGGTCTCCAACAACCGCGTAGCAACAAACTGCAGTGCGGATGGGATAACGAGTTTCTTAGGACGAGCGGCAATGAGCAACCCACGTTCGTCTGTCCAACCACCAATCTGGATAACAGCCGCCTCAAGAGAGGTTTCGTTAAGATCAGCAGCCGTAGAAGGCGTATTTGAGTTGGTGCCACCTGAAACAAGCGGATGAGCCGTAGAGCAAAGCGCTACACCATCACCATAAGTCGTCGAGAAGGCATCATTAAGGATAGCCGCCCCTTTAACTTGTTTCGTGTAAGCCATAGCGCGGGCAAGAGCTTTCGTATAACGAGCAGAGAGAGAGTCGTACAAGTTATCTTCAACTGCTTCCTCAGTAACTGAGAAACCCATCGCAATGGTTTCGTGCGTATAACGAGCCGTCCATGCTTCCTGTGCATTGTCATATTCGATGGCAGAGCCTTCGTTTTTGACTGGTGCGGCAGAAAAGCCTGAAAGTTTCGTTTCTTCCTCAAAAGAACGGTCAGAAGATTCGGATTCATAAATCTCTTTGTGTTCTTCACCGTACTTAGCATACTCCATACCAAAGAGAACATTAAGGCCGGGGAGGAGTTCTTTGAGTAATTGAGCGCGTGAAATAGCCATTTTACATTACTCCCCTAAACGCCGGTTGTGTTGTCAAACATGTGACCAGCATTCCACTTGACGAGCACTTCAGGGAAGGCCGTCGAAGAAGTTTGAGTATCAGTCACAATATCAACAACTCTAAGTGGGAACGTAGCGGTAGTAGCAGAAGTATCATCAATGGCAATTTTTGAATTACCAGTGACAGTACTACCCGTATTATCCACCATTTGTACGTTCGCCCCAATATCTGTAATAGCCAGATCAGCCATTACAATCGGCGTAGTAGAAGCCGCAGACGAAATGACTGCAACTTTGAAAAGCACATCTCGTGCGTCCACAACAAATGCACGAGCGTCACTAGCGACTGTGCTAGCGGGCCAATACTGTTTGAAAGTAGGTTGAGATGTACCGGGGTCCGTGAACGAACACCCAAGAAAAACGCCAATAGGCGTCATTGCGGCATCTGCAGTATCGCGTTCTACAGTGCCTCCGGTTACAAGTTTAACAACATCCCCGTAAAAGATATCAGTGGCATAAGCACTAGCAATACGATACTGCCGTGTTACACCAGCATAAGGGGTGCCGCTAATCATTTTAACCGGTTTTAGTCCATAAGGACCATCTACCGTTGGATAAGCCATTGCTTATAACTCCCGAGCTAAATGATTAAGTTCCATTACCAAAAGTGACCTTCGACTTCCGATCATTAAAGAGCGGCATACGAGGGTCGTTTTCTCGCATCAGGTTGTTATCAACTGAAGAAATCTGTGCTTTACTCTGTTTATTAAAGTATTCACTGCGTTCTTCAACCAATTCTTTTGGAGCTTTACAAAGCATCAACCCCCCGATTACGACGTTATCAGCGAACTTTTCTTGTTCGATAGTAACCAATGTAATCTCCGGGTGGTCTACTGCCTTAACCGGCTCCCAACCTTCTCGTAATTTTGAGGATACGTTTGTAGCATCAACTTGACCTAACGTAGCAACACGAACCCAATGAAATTCGTAACCCGGCTCGGGAGTAGGTGACGGAAGCACCTCAGGGCGCTGCCAAGCTCTTTTACGGGTCGTTTTTTCACGTGACGTTTGCTCACGATTTATACGGTTATCAGCCATTTGCGTTTTTCCTCATTTCTATTGCAACCTGTTTGGCGTAGTCTTCTATAGGAACTCCTAAACGTTTCGCTAGGCTTACTTGTGTTTTTGTTAGTACAATCTTTTTAGGGGAAGTACTCCGCGTAGCGGGTGTAACAACATTGGCCTGACGTTTTGGCGCTTCTACTTCTTCTATATCCCCAAATTCTTCGGGAAACATTTTGAGCATACGAGCGTTAATAGTCTCGTAGTATTCGTCACTTTGCGGGTCTACACCCGTTTTAACAAGTTTATTATGCAGCCCCAGTACATAACTTGTCATTTCGTCATCTGACCCAAACCACGGATTGGCTTCTGCCCATTCGTTAGCTTTTAGATCAACCGGTACCGGAGCGGTTTGTTCTATATTAACTTGTTCTACAGGGATATTTTCTTCCTGTAAAGGAGGTAACTGTATGTTATTTAGACGATCAGTTTTAATCTTAGCTGTAGTTAGCTTATCTTGAGCCTCTACAACCGCATCAGAGTCACCTGCTTCATACGCTTCTTTATACTCACGTTTGGCAGAATCTAATTCGGAAATAGCACTACGTTTAGCCTGATCTAAAAGTACAGTTTGGTTCTTACTTTGAGAATTTTTTAATCCTTTATTCTCTTCGACAAGTTGTTGAGCATACCTTTCTAGCTCTTCTCGCTCACGAAGCGCTGTCTCTTTAGCCCGACGCTCATCGTGATAACCTTTACTGAAGTGTTTGATCCTATTACGAACTTTATCAGAGTAGTCTTCTAGCTCCTCGTCGGTAACTTCTTCAGGAGGCTCAGAAGTTTTACGTCCCCGATCTGCTTTCGGCGTATCGTCAACAATTTCAACTTCAAACTCACTAGATTCAGCTTCAACTGACTTTTTACCAGAAGTGTTTACTTCTACAGCGTTAGAGGATTCAACCTCAACAACTGACGACTCTTCCTCATCATCGGGATTAGGGAAGTTGTATTCAACTTTTTCAAAGGGCATATTTATCTCCTACACATTGCAGATGCCACGAGGATCAGGAATAACTGCCTCGATGGAATCGTCATTCATAAGGCGAAACTCTTTACCATTAACTCTGAAGCGTGTGCCTGTATTCATACGGAACATCACGTAGTCACCCGGTTTACACCACGGCCCTTCAGGGTATCGTTCCTTATCGCTATAAGCTCCTGCACCCATATCAATAACGATGCCCATAATAGATAAGATGTACTCTTTGTGCTTCTCAGAGTCTGTTTTAATAAGAGAGCTACCTTGGTAGTGATCGTCAATGTCTGGTAACGCTACTAGCAACCTATAGCCAACCGGTACAGGTAGTTGGTTCTCAAAATCTTCTTCGCTAGCAATAGCTTGTACTGCTGATCTAGTCATCATCTTCTTCCATATAATTACGCGAGAGATCTTCTATGTGTGATAATGCGGATTCGAGACCCCGAACTAACCCGCACACTTCCTTGTATTGGGCGTAATCTTTAGATCCTCCCCCAGCAAGAAATTCCATTGCAGAGACTTTATCTGTCTCGATACGTTCTTTAAGCACGTCAAAGACGGTCTTCGCCATAATCTACTAAACCTCCAATATTAAAGGATGCCTTTTTCTCGCAGAACAAATGCAATCGCGGCAGCGCCAACCGCCACCATAATGACGATAGGTTGATCAATTAAGACGCCGATACCTACGCCGCCAACTGCGGCTGCCGCGTAAGAGGAAGGTTCTTTCATTCTATCTTTAATCCAGTCTACCATTTTCGTTTCCTTCAAGGTTGTTGGTTCTTACCTGAACCAGTTACTGCTTTGAAAATTTCAAGGTCTAATTTATCGGATTCATTCGTAGCATCGGACTGTAGTTTAACTTCAGCTTTCTTTGCGTCCACGATTATACTCGTCTGTTCGTTCTCTACTCGTTGGGCATTTATAGCAGCATCAACCTGATCTTTCTGTGCTTTGCGCTGCATATCAGCTTGTTGCATCGCGGCGTCTGTCTGATCCCTTTGAGCTTTACGCTGTACTTCTGATTGTTTAACAGCGACTTCCTCACGCCGTAGTTGAAGAACCGGATCTTGAGCCTGTTCTTGTGCTTGTTTCTGTGCGGCTTGCTGTTTATGAGCTTCGGAAAGTTGTTTACCAGCATCTGCAACAAGCCTAGCAAGTTCAACCTCGACTTCTTCAGACAACGGTTGATCCGGGGGCGGAAGGGGTACACCCAAACGCTCTTCAATCTGCTTACGGTAATTAAACCCTAGATGCTCTGCTATATGAGCCTGTAGAGATGCCATAATTTGCTGTGCCTGCGGATTCTGGCCGATAGACTGAGCAACCATAGGATCTTGCATGAACGCCATATGCGTAGCGATATGAGCGTCGTGGTCCTGATACAGGAACGCTTTCATAGGTTTGCCTACAAGCGCAGCCATGTTCTCACTTACAGGATCAACAGGTTTTGCATCATCGTCTGTAGGAACAAGTTTGTCCGCATTCTTGACCCCAAGAACCTCAATCATTTGTCTGTGTAGCTGCGGTAAGTCATAGATTTGCGGAGCTTGCGCTGACATCTGTAAAACAGCCTGATACTGCACAACCCGTTGTGCCATCGTAGAGCTATTTGGATCGCTGACAGGTATTACATCTACAGAATCATAATCTTCTCTACGTGCATTTATCTCGCCTCTGTAGGGCTGATAACTATACTGCTCCGGTGCGTACTCAGCCATAATAGCTTTAAGGAGCTTAAACTCCTGTTTCATAGCGTAATGGACGCGGGCCTGTACTGCAGCCATCGGCTTGAGGGTACGTTCAAGAAGCGCAAGGGTAGTACCTACAGGGGCATTAGCGGACATATCAGAGATGTTCATATCACTGATAGCGCCAAGCCTTCGACCTTCAGTCGTTATTTGGTTCAAAAGCGCGAGAAGTGTCTGTGATGGCTCCTTGTATGGAAGCGGCATGATGTTGTCACGAATGCTGCCTGACGGCACATCTACATCGCGCCACTCTCCCGGTTCAATAGGAGTATCATCGCCTTTTATCCGAAGTCCACGAGACTTAATCCCGCCCGGAAGATTAGACAAGGTACCCGCATCTACAAGCTGGCGAATAATAGATGTGCCAGCGCGAGCGTAACCACCAATAATATGGATAAGTCCCAGTCCGTAGAATCCAAACCCCGGTACGTATACGTAATGCACGAAGTGTTGCCGCTTCTGCATAAGAACATCATCAGGGTTCCAATTCCTGCGTATAGCTAATACGTCATTAGTACCGCGCTCGATAGTAACAACATACGGTCTAGCTATCTCATCATCAGAGTCATCTATGCCTTCTATAACAAGATCAGCGTGTATCTCGTATATAGCATAACGATCATCATCCGTTATAGAATAGCCGCCTTCTTCAGCTTTTCGTTCTTCTATATCTGTATGAAACGGTTGCGGGTCTTCTAGTTCTGTGTCCCGGTAGAAACCACTTACTTGGAGCTTCTTTAGGTCATTTTTAGTCTTACGCATTACATGTGTAACACGTTCCGCGCTCTCTATATGGGATGCACCGTAAGGAACAATTACATCTTCGGCGGGTATATACACGGCTGTTTGCCGATCTTTATTAGGGTCATAATATACCTTCTTAAAGGCAGACCCCGAAAGTCCCAGACTATAGAGCAAGCGCTCATGCTCTGGACGGTACTCGACCATACGTTCCGTAAGCTCGTAGTTCATATCCGCCTTTACGCGAGCAGCGGATTCTTCCTTCTCTTTGGTTTCTTCACCAAGTATCTTAGTCTTTACTGGACCTCCTGAAGGAAACGTTTCACTCATAGTCTCCGCTTGAAAGCGGATAGCCGCTTCCGCAAGTACCGTAGAATACACGCCGCACGCACCCTCCCACGGGTCCGACCTTTCTTCGTACTTGAACCCAAGGACATCAAGTCCTTTGACAAATGTATCTGCCCAATCCTTACGAGAATCAATATCAGCGTCAACCATCCCTACAAGTTCGTCAGAGAGTTTATCCAAAACATCTTCGTCTAGAGACTCTGCTATATTAGCGTCAAAAGCATCGCTATCACCCTCTTTAGTACCGGGTATTAAAGTTACTTCAACGCTGCCATCATCCAGAGTAACCATATCCGGGTTGACAATTTCAATCTCAAGTCCTTCGCCCATACCTTCTTCGATACCTTCATCGAGACCCATAGGGGCAGAATACATTCCTTTTTCAATAGCCATGATATATCCTAATAATAGCCGCCCTGACGGTGTTTAAAATACTGTATGGGTTCTGCTTCATCCGAGGGTAACCGTATAAACCCGCCTTGTCTAAATCTCATAAGAGCCATCACAGTCGAGTCAACCAGATCATCATGGCTCATAAACGGGAACCCTGCAATTTCTTCCACAAGTGCTTCTGCCCAACG